CACAGATGCCGTCAGCGACGCTCAGACGGCCGTGGGGCGCGTCAAGAAGGCCGCAAGCACTCAGACACCCAAGCCCTCAAAAACCACTCGGAAGAAGTAGATCATGGCAATCACGAACGGATACATTACGCTCGCGAACCTCAAGACCTACCTCAAGATCGACGACTCAGTAGACGACGTCATTCTCGAAGGAATTATCGAGTCGGCATCACGCTCAATCGACCGCATCGCTAATCGTCGTTTCTATGCAGACGCCGCAGCAACCGCCCGCACATACCGTCCGATAGGCAACCTACGAGTCCAGATAGACGACGTCTCCTCCACGACTGGACTCATCGTCAAGACCGACCCCGGCTCGACTGGCACCTACTCGACAACCTTCACCCTCAACACGGACTACATCGTGGAGCCAACGAACGCCATCGCGCTCGGACGGCCAATCACAACAATCACCATCGTCGGCCCGACCGCGTTCTCACTACCCGTCAACTACTGGCCACAAGTACAAGTCACCGCTAAATGGGGATGGCCCGCAGTACCAGACGACATCGAGCAGGCCACCTACATCCTCTCAGCCGACCTCTACAAGCGACGCGACTCAGTCGGCGGAGTTCTCGGTATCTCCGAACTAGGCGCGATCAGAATGTCTCCACTCGGTAGAGACATCGCCGCAATCGTACGCGCCTACCGTCGAGAGTTCTTCGCGTGACACCGAACGGAGTACGCACCGCCATCGGCGTCGCACTAGACACGATCGCCGGCTTGCGATGCTTCGACTACGTCCCCGACTCTCTTGCACCGCCGGCCGCCGTTGTTGAACCGTTAGAGATCGACTATGACGAAGCAATGAACAAAGGTCTCGAGTTCTATCGCGCCTACATCCTCGTCATCGTTGGCCGTATGTCGGACCGTTCATCACAAGACAGACTCGACGCCTACCTCACCGACACCGGCGCATCATCGGTCAAGGCCGCGCTCGAAGCAGATCGCACACTTGGCGGAGCTTGTGCGACTCTGCAAGTAGCATCAGCGAGACCCCGAGAAGTAGTAGTCTCAGGAGTGAACATGATCGCATACAGATTCGAGGTCCGCATTTATGGCTAACTACAAGATCCTCGTCGAGTCCACACTTGGCGCAATCGGCGACACCGTAACGGACGCCGACATCATCGCCGCTCCCGCAGACATTGAGCAACTCATCGTCTCAGGTATCGTCGAACCAGTATCAACCACCAAAAACACTAAGGAATAGAACAATGGCAGTCTTCGCCCTAACAGATGCACAATTCACGCTCAACACAGTCGACCTATCTTCGTACGTCACCAATATTGAGTTGACTTATGAGTTCGACGCAGTCGAGACGACCGCAATGGGGGCCACCGGCCACTCCAACATCAAGTCACTTCAGAACATCTCATGCACCGTCGAATTGAACAACGACCTCGCAGCCGGCAAAGTGTTTGACACAGTCTTCGCGGCAGTCGGATCAGGAACAAACACCTACATCGTCAAGTCACTCTCGACAGGCACCCCGAACCCGGTTCTAACTGTCACGGGGGCATTCGTGGCATCTGCTCCGATCGTTTCTGGCACCGTGGGAGACCTCAGCAAAATGAGCATTACCCTGACCGGCGGGACACTAGTCAAGACATGAGCATCAACGTCACCATTCAGCACAGGGACGGGACACAAACACTCACTACAGTCTGGCCCTCCACGGAAGTCGCACTCGAAGACGAGTTCGGCGTCATCTGGGGAGAAGTCTTCACGGCCGAGTTCGTACCGCAAAAGTATCTCTACTTCGTGGCCTACACAGCCGTCCACGAATCAGGCAAAACACCGCTCGACTTCAAGGAATGGATCAAGACGATCGCATCCGTCGCAGTCGTGGATGGTGATACCCCAAAAGACTCGGACCCGGCTCCACCACTTGGCTCATCGGAGTCCTAGCAGTCAAGACAGGCATCTCACCGCTTGACCTACTCAAAACACCACCCGCGATCCTTCGAGTCATGATCGAGACACAATTCCCGAAGGCCGCCACATACTCAGGAGATCAAGCATGGCAGGCTCTGGCACTTATGGCTTCCGACTAGCACCCGATCAAGTCGTCAAAGCAGAGATCGTCGGCCTTCGCGAAGTACAACGAGACCTCACAAAACTCGGTCAAGACACAAAAACCGAGATGAAAGAGACACACAAAGCAGCAGCCGAAGTCGTTGTCATGGGAGCCAAAAGGATCGTCCCGTATCGCACCGGCGCACTTGCTGCATCCATCCGCGCACTCGCAACACAATCATCCGGTCGAGTTCGTGCCGGCTCTGCATCTGTGCCATACGCGGGACCGATTCACTTCGGATGGCCATCACGCGGCATCACTCCGAACCCGTTCATCTACGACGCAGCCGACGCCCGAATTGACGAGATCAAAGGTCTCTACGCCGAACGCATCGACCAACTCATCAACAAGTACGACCTCGCATCTGGTAAGCCCGTACGACAAGCGCGAGCAGTACGCGCCACCGCAGGCTTCAACGACAAAGGCAACCTCCCAGACGCACTTCTGCGCAACACCGCCGGCGACATCATCGGCGGAGTCTACGGTGACAAGGTCGTCAGGTTCTAGACTGTCATCATGGCTCGCGGAATCTCAGTAGTAATCTCAGGCAACGCAGCACCGCTACGCAAAGCCATCGGAGAAGCCAACAAGAGCCTCGGTCAGATGGGCAAAGGCACAACGCTCGCTATGGGTGCAGCCGCCGCAGCGACGACCGCATTCGCAGCGTCAGCAATCAAAGCCGCAGCAGACGACCAGAAACAGCAAGCCCTACTAGCACGTCAACTCAAAGTCTCAGCCGGCGCAACAGATCAACAAGTCGCATCTATCGAGCGATACATCGACGCGACACAACGATCCGTCGCAGTCTCAGACACCGAGCTCCGTTCCGCGTTCCAGTCGTTGACCGTCGCTACTGGCGATCTGACAAAGGCTCAAGACCTCGTCAACGTGGCAATCCAGACGGGAGCGGGAACAAATAAGTCCGCAGCGACAGTCGCCGAAGCCCTCGCAAAAGGTTACGCGGGCAACATGAGAGCACTTGCAACCTTGTCGCCCGAAGTCAAGAAAGCAATCAAAGACGGCGCAACCTTTAACGACGTGATCGGAATCCTGAATCGAAACTTCTCAGGCGCGGCACAAGTAGCAGCGAACACTTACGCTGGCCAGATGGCAATCCTTCGCAACTCAATCGACGAAGCAAAAGAGTCCATCGGTAACGCATTCCTCCCCGCACTCAACTCGGTCCTTCCCGCGTTTAACAAACTCGCCACATTCGCCGGTCAGAATGCCGCCCTTATCGGCGGTCTAGCAATCGCTATCGGAAGCCTTGCGGCCGCCGTCGTCCTTGTGCGCGGAGCAATGGTCGCATTCCGAGCAGTCGCAACAGTCACGACCGCCATCAACTACGCACTCGCGACATCGTTCACCGCCGTACAAGTCTCCACCGGCGTCGGCATTGTGACCGCGCTTCTCGGCGTCGCCGCGTTCGTGAAGATAAAAGCAAGCATGGACAAGGCAACGCAATCAGCGAACGCCTACGCCGGCGCACTCAAGAACGCCATCACAAGCCAAGAACAACTCAACGCATTCGTCGGACCCGTAGCGACTCGAGACTTCGCAGTCTTCACAAAGATGCAAGAAGGTCTCACCCTTGCCGAAGCGCAAGCGGCCGTCGCAAAAGAGAAAGCCGCAACCGCCGCCGAGAAGTACAAAACAAAAGTCGACGGACTACGCAGCAGTCTCAAAACCGCGCAAGACAACATCCGCTCATACGTCGACGGGATTCGTGACGCCATCGTCGGCACCGTGTCACTCTCTAACGCATTCTCAGACGCATCCAGTCAAGAGAAAGACCGAAGCGACGCCATCACGCAAGCCCTCCAAGATCGCAAAGATGCCTACGCCGAACTCAATCAAGCGAAAGCCAACGAAGACGCCGTCGCCTACGCCAACGCACTCAACAAAGTCGCCGACGCAGAAGCGGCAGTCACAAAAGCGCAAGACACCAAAACAAAAACCGCGTCGGCATTGTTCGCCGAACAGATCACCGCCGCGAAACAATTCGGAACAAACCTTCAAGCACTCGTCAAAGCGGGACTCGGCAAAGCGGGACTCGCTCAACTCTTGAACCTCGGACCCGTCGCCGGCAACACCGTCGCAAAGGATCTACTCGCAGGAACGGGAGGTCTCACCATTGGCGGCCTGAACGCCGACCTCGCATCCGTGGCGGCATCTGGCACCGCCGTAGGCATGAGCATTCCCGGCGTCTCTGAAGCCCTCTCAGGCACCGTCGGAAGCAACTACAACATCACCATCCAAGCGGGAGTCGGCGACCCCGTAGCAATCGGCAAAGAAGTCTCCGCCGTACTCAACTCCTACGGAGCCAAGACTGGCGGAGTTCCGATGGTCGTCAAGCAACCAAAAGCAGCACCGAAGAAGAAAAAAAGCAAGGCCCGCTAATGGCCTATCCAGTCGCGAAGGTCTACATCGCATTCAATGACGGACCGTATGTTGCATCCCCGACATGGACAGACGTCACGACATACGTCCGTCAGATCAACATCCAACGAGGACGCACAGACGAACTCTCAAACTTCGAGTCAGGCAACGCCACCGTCGTCCTAGACAACCGCTCCCGAATCTTTGACCCGTTCTACACCGCCGGCACCTACTACGGGAAACTCCTACCGCGTCGCCAGATCAAGATCGAAGCGTACAAACCGACCGACCCCTATCCAGTCTTTCGCGGATTCGTCGAAGGATGGCCCGTGTCAATCACCGACGCCGGCTTCGACACGACAGTCACCGTCCAATGTTTCGACGCGCTCGGACTCTTAGCCGACGAAGAACTACCCGACGACATCTCAAGCACCTACATCCTCAGTCTGTCACCCCGTCACTACTGGCCACTCGACGATCCGATAGACCCCGAGACGTACACAACCGCGCAACTCAAAGACCTCGGAAGCAGTCCTCAACCGTTGAGACCGTTCGGTACATTCCGCACCGCCAACGGCCCCGGATTAGCACCCGCACTCCCTAACACTTGTCTCCAAGTATCTGAGTCAGAGTTTCAGTCGGCATGGACATTTGAAGGATCAGCAATGGCCGCGACCGTCTCGACGGCGGTCGGATGGTACATACAAGGCACCGGGACGAACTTCATCATCCTCCTATACTCGCTCTCTCATCAGGTTGAATACATCTACGATGTAGACCTAGACAAGAGCACCGTCAACATCTATGACGGAACAACGCAACGATCCTATTCAGCGACGACCTACCTCGACGCAAACATTGCGCACCACGTCGCCATCGTCGTCAACTCGAACGCAACACTCAACACGCTCTACATCGACGGACAAGCCGTCACGACATCATTGACATCGACCGCATTCGCCGTCTCTGGCATCATTGAAGATCTCCAGACTGGCGCAGGTCGCAAACAACAACTAGCAATCTTCACAACGCAACTCACCGCCGAACAAGTCAAAACCATCTATCGACTCGGACGCGGCCTTCTGACCGAAGGCACCGTCGCACGATTCAACCGTCTGATCGGCTACACCCCATTCCCGTCGGCACTCACGGCGACACCATCGGCGTCCTACTCGGCAACACTCGCCGAGATCTCAACTGGCGGACCGCCAGTCACCGAAGAACTCCAGACAGTCGCCGACTCTGAAGGCGGCAACTTGTTCGTCTCGAAGAACGGCACACTCACACTCACGTCACGGATGGCCATCTTTGAGGGAACAAGCCTCACAAGTGAAGCGACATTCGGTGGAGCAGACATCTCCATCGGAACCGAGATCAACTATCGACTCGACTCGAGCAACCTTCGCAACACACTCGCCGTCGGCTACTCCGGCGACGGCTCAACCGAAGTCTCCAACGCTGCAAGCATCACGGCCTACGGCACCGCCGGCGGATCATGGAGTACACAACTCTCCACCGTGGACGACGCGCAAACACTCGGGAACCTTCTCGTCGGCTTCTCAGCGACGCCGGCCGTCGTCATCGACCCGATAGAAGTGAACGTCGCCGCCAACGATGACGACTGGAACCGTGTGCTCGGCCTTGAACTACTCAACCGCATCACGCTCAACATTGTCCAGAAAGTCGGCTCGACACTTACTTTCTCGCAGATCCTCCAGTCAATCACGCACACAATCACCCCGTCGCAATGGTCGACAACAATCAACGGATCTGTCCGTTTCACGAATCCATTCATCATCGGAACTAGTCTCATCGGTGGAACCGATCTAATCACATAGGACACACATGGCAATCAAAACCTTCTCAGATGCAGTCGCCCTCCCCGCGAGCGACATCAACACATACCTCACCAACGGCGGACTCGTCTACATCAACCAGTTCACTTTGTCGGGTGGCACTACAAACCTGACTAGTATTTTTAGTTCTACATACGACAACTACCGACTGATAGTTAGTGGTGCAAGCACAACTAGCGCAGTAATTGACACTTTCCAAATGCTCAACGGAACCACGCCAGCAACAGGTGGTAACTACAACCGTTCTCGCTGGACAGCATCCGTCCCCGCAACACCAAGTCTTGAAGTAAATCAAACCGCGGGCTACCAAATTACAACTGGAACCACCCCGACTTTATGGACAATTGAAATAGGCAATCCGTTCTTGGCCGCAAAAACTACTCTCAACTCATTTGGTCAATACGGTGGAAACTCTGACTTGTCTTATCCCGAAATGCTTACATCAATTCACACACTCACAACCTCTTACGATGGCATCTCATTTATTGCCACAGGCACTACATGGACAGCAGGAAAGGTGACCGTCTATGGCTACCGCAAACCCTAACCACATAATCGCAGAACAAAACGAACTCGGCGAGATGATCGAAAGACCAATGACCCAAGATGAAGCAACAAACTACGATCAAATAACAGCCAACTCGGTCTCACTAGAAACACCCGAAGAAGAACCGTGATGCGCCGGCTCCTACCACTATTAGGAGTCGCCATCGCAATCACACTCGGAGCACAGACCGCCAACGCGATCACAGACGGACTCACCGTCACCGGCTACAACATCACCGAGACACCACCGTCAAAAGACACGTCCACCCTTCAGCAATGCGGCCAAGAGACCGCACCGAACATCAACATCGTCTACGAATACGACCCGATAGGGCAATGCCCCGACGATCTCTTTCTCGCCCACTATCAAGGCTTCCTCACACTTCCCGCCGGCACCGACACCGTCCGATTCTGGCTTGCAGCCGACGACGGTGGCACCATGAAGATCGGACTCGACGAGTTCGGCGACTGGACCGACAAAGGATGCTCAGCAGTTGAGACCGACACGCTCACACTTCCCGACAACGTGCCACTCATCCTCGACGGATGGTTCTACGAGAACGGAGGCGGCACTTGTTTCATGTTCGGATGGTCACTCAACAACGGACCACTCGAGATCATCCCGCCGAGCGCGTTCACTTCAACAATCTCTCAACCCGCCACAACAACCACGACCCTCGCACCCTCAACCACAACGACGAACACAACCACAACATCCACGACCACAACGTCGACAACAACCACGAGCACCACCACAACAACCGCAGCACCCCAGACGACGACGCCGGCGACAACCTCAACTCAAGCTCCGACAATCACGACAGTCAAGACAATCGCACCGAGTACAAGCATCCAAGAGACAACGAGCACGACATCGACTTTCATTGTTGCGACTTCTTCCAGTAGTCCCACGACAACATCATCACCGCAAACGACACTCCCGCCGACAACCACAACAACAATCTCATCGACTACGACAGTACTTCCCGAGTCTGTCACTCCGATCTACACCGAAGCCGAAGCCGTCACAATCGCTCTCAACCCTGAAGCAGTAGCGCAACTCACCGAACAAGAAGCCGAAGCAGTATTCGACACCATCAACCTCGACGAGTTGACCGAAGCACAAGCGGACGCACTCGTGGCGGCCGTACAAGAAGCACCGACGACCGTTCGTGAAGCATTCGAGGACAAGATCAACGTCTTCGCCGGCGCAACCGACTCATACATCCCACTCGGCTCAACCGTTCCCGTATCAACACGGCGCGTCGTTATCATCACAAGCACACTCCTAGTCGCCACCCCAATCACCCGCAGAAAGTAACCCCGATGCGATTCATACAAGACAACCTCTGGACATGGGCCGGCACCGGCCTGGCCCTCATCACACTCTCAGGAACAACACAATCGAAAGCCCTACTCATCTCAGGAGTAGCGGTGCTAGTACAATGCGTACTAGCCCTCATCCTCAAGGATCCCGAATGAAACTCACCACCGTCATCGCACGAATCATCGCCGTATTCGGCACGTCAGCACTCTCAGCCCTCGCCGGCGGTGCAATCCTCGGCGTCGA